GTTGTGATCGGTGACAGGGGTGTCGTTGGGTTCGTTCATCAAGGACTCCATCGGGAGGGAAGGACAAGGATCCGAAGGGCGCACCGGGCCCGTGCCCGTGCTTGCAGCCAGGACCGGTAGGGAGGTGTGCGCCATCGGGCGGGGGGAAACGGTCGCGGCCAGTTGCGTCAGGGCGTCCTCGAACGTGCCCAGGGCGTCCGCCAGACCGATGGCCACCGCCGCCTGGCCGAAGAACAGCCCGGCTTCGGTGTCACGCACCAGCGCGGGTTCGATGCCCCGGTGGCGGGCCACCGTCTCGACAAAGAGGCTGTAGATGCGATGCACCTCGGCCTTCAGAAAGGCGTGCGCCTCGCCCGAGATCGGCTCGTGGGGGTTGAGGTCGTTCTTGCGATCGCCAGCGAACACGGCGGTGTAGCGAACGCCGTCCTGGGCATCCTTTTCGGATTGGTCGACGTGCATGGCAATGACGCCGATCGAGCCGACGCCGCCAGTGCGCGAGACGAAGACCTTGCTCGCAGCAGACGCCAGGGCGTAGGCCGCTGAGAAGGCCATGTCGTTGGCCACCGCCCACACCGGCTTGATCTGGGTCGCGGCGCGGATGCGGTCGGCCAGATCAAAGACGCCCCCTGACTCGCCACCAGGCGAGTCGATGTCGAGCAAGATGGCGGCGACCTCGGGGTTGGCGAGTGCCGCGTCGAGTTGAGCCGCCAAGGCGGTGTAGCTGGTCAGGCCCGATTCGGCCTCCAGCCCCACGGTGCGCCGCACCAGGGTGCCGTGAATCGGGATTACCGCGACGCCGGGTGCCATCGAAGGCGCAGCACGCGCCGGCGGCACGAAACCCGCAGGCCCGGCCAGCGCAGCGGCATCTGCTTGGTAGGCCACACGCGGGCCCAGCACGGAGAGGATCACGTCGAGTTTGGGGCGATGGATCGCCAGCGGCACACCAAAAAGGCGTGCCGCCAAATGAGGCAGCAAGGTCATGGAAGTCCTTCAGACGGAAGTTCAGGCAGCAGCAGCGCGCCCGGGCGGCTGGGATTCGTTGGGGCCCAGGTTGGGCTCAGGACTGCCAGCCTCTTTCGCGGCGCCGTCCTTGGCGGTGTGACGCGGGTCGGAGTCGAAGATCAGCCCCAGCTCATCGGCGCGGCGGTTGTCGGCGGCGATTTCGCGGTCGACGTCTTCGGCGTCGTAACCAAAGGCCGAGATGGCTTCCGAGCGGCTCATCAGGCCGGCGCGGATCGCCAGCAGCATCGCCTTGAACTCTTTTTCCGGGTCGACCCACTGCCAGCCCTGCGGGATCCATTTCGCTTGCAGGTACTGACGGCGGCGAGCCGCACCCCCGCGTGCAAAGCCTGGCGCGTTGATCGCGCCAGAGAGCACCGCCTGCTTCATCCAGGCAGCCCACACCGGGCGGCACAGCTGATGCACGATCACGCCGTGCTGCACCATCTCGCAGCGGCGCCGAAACTCCAGCATTCCAGCCCGGATCGACGAGTAGTTCACCCCGGTCAGGTCACCCGTGAGCTGCTCGTAGGTGATACCGATGGCCGCCGCCACTGCCCGGAACTGGGTGCGCAGGAATTCGGAGTACGAGCCCCCGACGTCGGCCGGGTCGGAGAACTTGATGTCCTCGCCCGGCTCCAGGATCTGCAGCGTGCCGGGCTCCAGCCCGGCCAGCGCAATGCCGTTGGCGTCGGCTGCACCTTCACCCATCAGGTTGTCCTCAGGGTTCTGGCGCGTGACGAAACCAGCGAACATGGCTGCCGTCTTCTTGCGTACCAGCTCGGCGTCGTCGTACTGATCGAGCTCGTTGAGCTTGACCAACGCGCGTGAGAGCCACGGCTCGCCCCGGATCTGACCCGGGCGCAGCACCCGGTAGAGGTGGATGATCTCCTTGGCGTCCACCCGCACGGTGTCGATCCCGCCTTGTCCAGACATCGGCGCCAGGCGTCCATCCTCAGGGTGGGACTTGTAGAGGTGGTAAGCCACACGCCGGCCCAGGCTGTCGAACTCGATGCCTGAGCGCACCAGGTTGCCCGAGGGCAGCTCGGTGTTGAGGTGGATCGGCAGGTGCTCGGCTTCGAGCAACTGGAGCTGCAGCGGAACGACCAGAGCATCCTCGGGCCGGCGGGGACGCAGGCGGATCAGGCACTCGCCGCCTTCGAGCATGGCCCGGCACGCCAGCGCCTGCAGGCCATAGAAGTCGGTCTGCCCGGCGGCATCGGCCTCTTCGGTCCAATCCCGCCACAGCGCCTGTACCTCGGTGCGAAAGCGCTCATCGGCGGCCAGGCTCTGGGGTTTGATGCCGGTGCCGATCGCGTTGGCCACAAAAGCCTCGATGCCTGACTGTGCCCAGGCATTGCGCCGCACCAGATCGCGGCTCTTGATGCGCAGGTCGTCGCTGGTGGCCAGCAACGCCGCCACCGCGCCCGGGTTGCCGGGCATCCAGGCCAGTGACCGACGGCCGCGCCCGGCCCCCTCGTGCAAGGGCGGCTGGCCAAATAGGCTGCGGAGTCGAGAGAACCAAGCCATCAGAAACCCTTGTTTGTGGTGACCCGGATCTGGCGCGGCGCCCCGGGCCACAGGCCGGTTTCCGCGGCCTGCTGGGCCAGACCGCGTTTGACTTCGCGGATGGCCACGGTCAGTTCTTCGATCGAGCGGTACTCCACCGTCTTGTCGCCGAAACTGACCCGGCGCTCGCCCTTGGCCAGGGCGGCCTCCAGGGCCTGGAGTTGGCTGTCGGTGTAGGCCATCAGCGGTACACCACGAGGTTGATTTCGGACGAGTCGTCAAACGACGCCTGCGCGGTGGCGCAGGCGATGTCGACGAACTGCTCGGTCTTCAGATCCGAGCTCGAGCGCACGATGGCCAGGCGCTGCGTGCCGCTGTTGGTCGTGCTGCGGGCCAGTGCCGTCCAGCAGTAGTTCGCATCGGGCAAGGTGATCGCGAAATGCACGCGGTAGCGCCCCTGCGCCGTGCGCACGACACTGGCGACGTTGTAGGCCCTGGCAATCACCAACTCACCGTCGATGACGCCAAAGCTGACCCAGGCGCGCGCCACCCCCGGGTGATCGGCATCGATCTTGGTCTTGACCTCAAAGCCGATGCGGCTGGCCAGCGCAGCAATGGCAGCGACCAGGCTCATCAGACCAGCACCCCGTCAAAGATGGCCACGAAGTCGGTGTCGGTATTGCCGACATCGCTGCTGGCCACGGCGCCGATGTTGGTGCGAGCCTGAAGCTGCTCGGCCACCGTCAGCGACTGGGCGGCATCGAAACGCACGCGCAAGTTGATCGCGCCCAGCAAGGCATCGAGCCCCGTGGTGCCGTTTTGCAGTAGCTGCTGGATCTCCACCAGGGTGTCGTAGGCGGCGTCAGCCCCACCCAGGATGTCGGCTTTCAACGCATCGAGCAGCGCGACGATCTTGTTCGACGAGTAGGTGGTGGTGGTCGCTACTTGGGCGTCATCGATCGCGGTGGCCGTGAGCACCGCCGCTTTCAGTTCGTTGATGGCCGCGACCAGACTCGACTTGTCGACGGTCGACAGACTCGCCAGGTTGCCGGCGGTGGCACGGACGTCGTTGAACTCCTGGGCGACCCGGATGACCAGGCTTTCGATACGGGTAGCAAGACTCATGAGGATTCCTTTGGGGGTCAGTGACGTTCAGGACAGCCAGCGGCTGCGAATCACGCGCCGCCGGCTCGGGGGTTCAGAAACAGCAAGGCCACCGTCGATGCGTTGCACTCGGGTGGCCTCGGATGGGGTGGGCTCGATCGCCTCAGGCGGCGGATCGAGACCCAAAGGTTTTTCCAGCTCTCGCCAGTGGCGGTCTTCGAAGCGGTCCAGACCCGCCGCTGCGGCCGCCGTCCGGGCATAGACGTAGCAGTCCAGCGCCTCGTTGCGCTCGCGCATCTTTTGCCACTCGCGGTGGGCAAAGCCGTTGCGGTCGCGTCGGGTGATCAGCTGCTCGGCACAGAGCTGCTGCAGGTATTCGGCATCGACCTTGGGCAGATGCACGTAACCTGCCGGGTAGATCGGCGTCACGCCGTCCTCGGCCACCTCCGCGCTTTTGCGCAGGTTGTTGTAGAACTCCAGCTTGGCAATGCCGCCGGCCACCGGGAACACCTTGATGCCCCGGCGCAGCTTCTTGCCACTGGCCGTCGCATCTACCGCTGTCGGCGTGCCGATCAGCGCCGCACCGCCAGCAATCCCCTTGATGGGGATCAGCCGGGCATCGCGTACGCTACGCACGAAAGCGTAGGCCTCCTGGGTGGCGTAGCCGGTATCCAAGGCGATGCGTGCCAGGCTCAGCTGGCAGCCACTGCTGTGAGTCCAGGTTTCACCCATCAGCTTGGCGAGGGCTGACCAGACCTCGGTGCGGGCGGTGTCGCCCATCAGGATCCGGTGCTCGACCAGCCAAGCCGCCTTGCCCCGCCCGAAGGCCCAGACCGAGACTTCGATGCGGTCCTTCTGGACGTCGGCACCGGCGGTGAGCAGCAAACCGCCCGCGGGCACGGTGCCGACGCGGTAATCCTCGCGCCGCTCCAGCAGGCGCTGCCAATCCGGCGCTTCGCCTTCCTCGACCCAGGTCTCACCGAGTTCGGTGTTCTTGAAGGTCTTGATCGCCGAGGCCGATCGTGAATCCGACATGGCTGCCGACTCCCAAGCCCGTGCAATCTCGATCCAGCTGCGCCAGCCCACCGGGCTGTAGAGGCTCGACAGGTGAAACCCGGCCGTGCGTCCCGCGTTCTCCGGCGCGCAGGCCTGCCACTGGCCGTTTTCCAGCATCCAGGTTTTGTGGTGCTCGGCGATGGACTCGCCGCAGGACTCACAGATGTAGGCCGCCGTTTCCGGCTGACCACGTTCCCAGCGCAGCTGCTCAAACCGCAGCCACTGACGATGCGCACAGTGCGGGCACGGCACGTAGTAGCGGCGCTGATCCGACGCCTCGTACTCCCGCTCGACCGCACTCGCGCCAGCAATGGTCGGTGTCGAGACGATCAGGATCTTGCGCCGGGCAAAGGTGCGGGTGCGCGCTTCGGCCAGCGAAATGGCATCACCTTCGCCCTCGACATCCAGCGGATAGCCATCGACCTCATCCAGAAACAGGTAGCGCACCGGCATCGAGCGCAGGCCCACCGCACTGTTGGCGCCGGTCATCACCAGGACGCCACCGTGGAACTCCTTGGCCAGGATGGTGTTGCCCGAGTCGCGGCTGCGCGCAGGAGCAATCCGTTCCTGGATAGCGGGGCTCTCCTCGATCAGCGCATCGATGCGCTGCTTCGAGGCTCGCTTGGCCATCTCCACCGTCGGCCAGACGGCCATCATCGGCCCCGGGGCGTGGTGGATCACGTAGCCGACCCAGTTCAGGCCCAGCTCCGTGCCACCGACCTGGGCACCTTTCATGAACACCACCCGCTCGATCGGCGACATCGGGGACAGGCAATCCATGATCTCGCGCAGATAGGGCGTGCGGCTCGTGCGCCAACGTCCCGGCTCCGAGGCCGCCTTACTGGAGAGCACGCGGTGCTTGTCGGCCCATTCAGACACGGTCAGCAGCGGATCGGGCGTCAGACCCTCGCGCCAGGCGCGTTCGATCGCGTCCCAGCCTTCGTAAAACGACTCATCCATGGTCAGTCCACCCATCAGTCGACCTTCGGCTGAAGATCGCCCAGGTCTTGCAGCTGTTGGCGCACGGCAGCGTCCAGCGCGACGTGCAGCACATGGGGATCGACGTTCAGGCCGGCGGCCATCTGCGAAGAGATCCGTGCCGGCCAGTTGAGCCAGGCATCGCGCTCGGCACGGGCCAGCTTGAACACGTGTGCTACGGCCTGCGAGCGGTCGACCAGTTCGCCCTTGAGACGGGCCAGGCGCACCTTGTTGGTCTGCGCCTTGACCACCTCATTGACGGTGCGCGCCTGCAGCAGCGAGGTGCCACCGGTGGAGAGCGCCGGCGTCGGCGGGTCTGCGACCTCACGCTGCGGACGGTTGCTTCCCGATGCGGACACCTGCGGCGTCTCACGCGCTGCTGCGGATTCCTGGGGCACCGCTTTGGCGGCACCTGAGGGCGACCGCCGGGTTGGCGTGGTGTTGGCCGCCCACTGGGCGTCGGCCGCGACCGGGTCGATCGTGCCGTCCGGCAAGGGCGTAATCCGCCCGGTATCGATGGCCTTCTTGACGGCCACGTGCGACACGCCGCGGTGGCGCGCGTAGGCGCGAATGGACAGTCCCATGTGTAGTTCAACTCAGTGCAAGTGGGTGGCCTCCTGGATGCGGTCGGTCAGGCAAAGTCGAGTGAAGCACCCGGGATCAGAAAGCGCTTGGCTTCGGGTGCGAACAGCGCGTGAATGGCATCGTCATCAACACCACGGAGCCTCCGATGCCCAACACCACGACCCCCACCGCACTGTCCCCCGACGAGATTGACCGCCTGCTCGAATTGATCGCGGAGGACCATTTGTCCATCGACACCCTGCAGACCCGCTACAGCGACAGCCTGGATTTCCATGACGTCAGCGTCTGGGGCGTGCGCACCGCGCTCAAGGCGGCCTTTGAAGCGGGTCGGCAAGCCGCCCAGGAAAGCCCGCGACGCAAGGCGCGCCGGTTCCGCAAGCTGACCAGCAGCGAAGGCGGCAACGCCAGCCTGCACGTGTGAGGCCGCCATGACGACGACACTCAACCCCAACCAACAGGCCATCCTCGAACACGCCGTGCAGGACAACGCCGGCAAGATCGTCTGGTTCCCGGAGCAGATCAAAGGCGGCGCCCGCGCCAAGGTGCTCGAGGGCATGTTCAAACGCGCCCTGATCACGCCTGACGGTGACGACTGGGTGGTGGCGGCCGAGGGCTACGACGCCCTGGGACTGCCCCGACCGGGAAGCCTGCCGCCCACCATCACGCTGGACGATCCAGCCCTTGAGGCTGAGGTCGCCCAAGCAGAGACCAGTTGGCAGAAGACTCCCACCAGCACGTCGCAGGCCAAGCCCGTTCGCACCCGCGCCGACAGCAAGCAGGCGCTGGTCATCAGCCTGCTGCAGCGCCCCGAGGGCGCCACGATCGCGCAGCTGATGGAGGCCACCGGGTGGCAGCAACACACCGTGCGCGGCACCTTGGCCGGCACCCTGAAGAAGCGCCTGGGCCTGACCCTCAGCTCCAGCAAGGAGACCGGTGGTCAGCGCGTTTACCGCATCGAGTCCAGCACGCCCCCTGCGGAGGCCGCATGAACGCCCGCCCCAACCTTGATCGCCTCGATGAACTGGGGCAGCGCCTGGCCGAGCAGGCATTTCGTGCCCTGATCAGCCTGTGCCCGGAGATCCGCAGCGCCAGCCCAGACCGACAGGAGGCGGTGTGTGCTGCTATGCGCGCCAAGGTGGCACAGGCCATCGACAGCCTGCTTAAAGACGCCCGGCTCGCACCCTGTTTGGCCGAGGCGGCGTTTCACAACGCGGTCCTCACCCTGGCTCTAGCCGGGGTCGACGCCTTGCAGGCGACAGCCAGCCACTCAACGTACAGCACAGTGAGTTCCAGAAAGGCCCGCCATGCCCAGTCTCTCCATCACCATTGAACGCACGCCCGTTACCGTCGAGTTCGACGGCAAGAACATCCACGTCGAGCAGCTCGGCGTGCGACTGCCCTTTGCCCGCAAGCCCGCGGATCTCTCGGACATGTGCGCCAGCGGCGAGGAGATCGTCTACATCACCGAAACCCGGGTGATGACGCCGGCGGAATTCGATGCCTTTGCCAGCAACCTGCTGGCCTCCTGCGACTGGTTGGCCGGCAAGGGCGGCTATGCCGGCGCCGGGCGCCTGTGCGTAGAAATCCACGCCCCCGGTCGCCCGTATCTGTACGTCGATGCGTCCGGATCGAACTACGGCCGATACGTGGCTCGCCTGGGTTAGCGGCGGCAGCGCTTGGCTTCTCGATCGAACAGCGCGTGAATGGGGTCATCGCCAAACGATTGAACGGAGCCCCACCATGACCCTCGACCTCGACACCCTGAAGCGCCAAATGGCTGAACAAAAGGCCAAGGACGCCTTGCTGACCGCCCGCGCCACCCTGGAGCGCAGCCTGCGTGAACTGGATCAGTACATCGAGCGGCTCGACGCGGCGGACACCGCTCACGACAAATCGCAGGTGATGAATTGGGCGCTGAACGCCCTGGTCTGCAACATCACCCCCGATGGCCACTTCAAATTCCCCCACCTGTGGCCACCCCAAATTCCCCCAGGCAAGACGGCTGGATTATGAAGTTTCGGGGCTGATGGCAATGCGGGTGGCGGCCTCCTTCAGGCGGTAGCTTTTGCCCTCGAACTCCAGCATCTCGCAGCGATGCATGAGCCGGTCCAAGATGGTGGTGGCCATGGTGGCGTCACCCAGGTAGCGGCCCCAGTCCTGGACCACTCGGTTGGAGGTGATGACGATCGAGCGGCGCAGCT